CGGTCCTACCGATGCTCCTGATCAACGGAGCGCGTGGCATTGGCACTGGCTACTCAACCTACATCCCGCCGTGCAATCCGAAGGTGATCAAGGACCTGCTGGTCGGCATGCTTCAGTCGGGAACGCCGGTTGCTAGCAAGGATATCACGCCCTACTTCGAGGGCTTCAAGGGAACTTATACCGAGGATGGCGTGGTGGGTGTCTACAAGAAGGTCAAGGATGACTACGTTGTGACAGAGCTGCCACCTGGAACGTGGACGGCTGACTATCGTGAGTGGCTCGAGAAGGAGCTGGCTGAGGGCCGCATCAAGGACTTTACGGATACGTCGACTGATCAGCAGATCAACATTACGATCAAGGGCATTGACGAGAAGGCCCTGGTCAAGTCGCTGACAGAGAAGGTGCGTACGACAAACATGCATGCCTTTAATCACGAGGGTGTCATTACAAAGTATGATTCACTGACGAGTATCCTGTGTGAGTTCTACAACGTCCGCCTCGACATGTATGACAAGCGCCGTCTCCATCAGATCAAGGCGCTGAAGGAGAAGCTCCCGTATCACGTCAATGTGGTCCGCTTCATCCGCGACCAGATCACCGAGGAGCCCGAGGCGAACCTGAAGAAGAAGAGTCTCAAGGAGTGCGATGAGATCCTGGGTGAGCTTGAGTACCAGCACATCGATGGAAGCTACGAGTACATCATGCGACTGCCTGTGTCAGCGTTCACGGCTGAGAAGATCGCCAAGCACGAGAAGGATATGGTGGATCTGAAGACAGAGATTGAGCGACTGGAGAAGACGAATGCGCAGAAGATGTGGCTTGCAGATTTAGAGCAAGTATAAATAAGTAAGAGTATGAGCTACCTAGATTTATTGGTTCAGCAAGACAGGGCCTCCCAAAAGGTATATTCCTATGATCCTCGAGTTCAAATGGCAGAGACGCGTCGGTATGCGTCGATCGAACCTTTTTCAAATGGACAGTCGAGCAATGTCCCGTCTGTATCGTATACGGATCAGATTGTTGGATCTCATTCGGATGTCGGAATTCTTCAGGCCTCGCCCAAGACTGTTGTTGTGAAGCGGTACGTTGTGATGGACACTTCTCAACGTGACTGGGTGAAGCAGCCGAACCCCTTTTCGAATTTGATCTTTACGTTCGGAATGCAGAGCGCATCATCTAGCAACCCACCTGTCTATTCGAACAATCCCTTTGTTCCAACCTTTGCGGATGAACAACAGCTGTTAACGTCACCTGTTCCCGGACTACCGAACACACGAGGATGGACATTGTCGAACGTGGCCTATCCAGCATACAATTCGAGTTTAGCAAACGGGAACTTTATTGCGTATGACACGGGGTATACGATTGCTCCTTCGGGTGCCGGGTTCGGTAGTGTTTTTACGCCTTGTAATGTAGCCGCCATCCGTCTTGTTCGTGCTGTCATGCCTCAGCGTCAGTTTCTTGATCTGCCTATTATTCCGACTGGATCGAATGCAAGTATCTCGTCGAATATTCAGACCACACTTGCGAATACAACCTTCTCTACCTTCTCGACGTATCCTTATCTGATGCTGTATCTGAACGAGTATTTTGGTCAATATGTTGGAGGTAACGAACCGACTCGTCGTTCCTTCTCAGTGATGACTCAGAAGCAACGTCAGCAGCAGGTGTTCAACACCTCCGTGGGTGTTCAGCAGTTTGACTATGAGCCGTGGGGAGAAGAATCACTGAAGCTTCAGAGTCCAATCACAAACCTTCAACGTATACAGATCAGTGTATCCGATCCGATCGGTAACGTGTTTGTTCACAACGATTCTTTGACGATCTCGATTATGCAGACAGATGCGGATGGAATGTATATCAAATGCTTCACTCCTCAGTTTCAATATTTCAGTGGCAATGAAATGCGTATTGGTGACCGTATCGTCTTTTACCCCCAGACCATTTCGAACATGTTGAAATCAACCTATCTTGCAGTACAAAACACAGACAAGCGGCAGTTTATTCAGGCCCTGTTAACAGGAACTTTTCCAGTTCTGTCTCTGCTTGATTATGTAGCAGATGCAGATGGTATTTACCAGCCACGTTCAAGCTCGAATCAGCCGCGCACGTCTCCCTACATTTCGTCTTACAATGGATTCATTATCCCCAACTTTTTTACAATTGGTAATAACGGAAACGCAACGCCTACTTATCCGGGATCTATTGACAAGGGAACGTATACTGTTCTTGAGCCAAACTCGCTTGTAGGTACGAATCTCGAGTTTATGAATGCGACCCTTCAGCCAGTGTACACTCTCGAGTTGGATATTCTTCAACCAGACACAGGTGCGATCGGAGGAAAGATTGTCTTATAACAAAGCAATGACTTCTCCCCTTGTTGATCTGTCAGCTCTCTCCCTTTCCGATTTCTACACCGGAACGGCTATCCCGAATGCACCGAAGCACACGGGTCGCCTTCCTCTCAGTGGCGATGAGGAAAAGTCTACTCTGCCCGCATACAGCCTGACCGCACAGGAGCCGTATGTTGTGCCTACGCGTGTAGCTGAGCAGATGCAGTACCGTCACGAGTCCACGCCCCTGAACACGATCTACTTCAGTGAGGCCAATCTGGAGAACCTGCAGTCGGAGATTGCGTCGGCTGTGTACCAGATGAGTGGCAATAAGCGCTACATCATCGGTCGCCAGAATGATGCTGATCTGAAGACGGTGATGCGCTCGTACTACCTCCAGTATGCGCAGAATGACCCGGCTCGTGTTTCGGAAGAGATTGAGCTACTGAACAACCGCGTGATCGGCTGGTGCGCAAACAACATCCTGGTGGAGATTGAGGCCTACAAGTATTACCGCAAGGACATTGAGGACTTCCCTGCTCCCATTGAGCGTCCGGTGATGACGAACATCTATGGCACGCGTACCGGAGAATTAAAATCCTTCTTTTGATGGAACGAACCGCTGAATATGACCTAAATGTGCTAAGGAAATATTATACTTCAGTGCAAGCTCCTTTTGCGTCTGAATACCTTTTTGACTACGAATATCGTCACATTGCTCTTGTGTTAGGATAGAGCTCCCATACGATAATTTGTTCTTGTCTTTCAGATTCTGAGATAATTTTGTCTGTCGCATTTTTTCAATTGATTCCGCACTGAGTTTATTTCCTTTCATCCTTTCAGATATTTGCTTACATACTTCTGATGTATGCTTGTGACCTGGTCTACCACTCAAAGTTTGAGATATTTGACGCCGCTGATCATCGCTAATAACTCTGCCCTTTGCTTTCTCTGATAGTTTAGCACGAGTTTCATCGGTAAACTTGAATCCATTTCTGGCAACTTTACTACCTCCACACCATACCATATTATATCCTCCAGGCGTATCCCACGTATATGAACCGTATTGCTCCGCATAGTATGCTTCCATATTGTTCAATGCATCGCGTGGGAGACAGCATAGAGTCTCAATAATAAATACATTTGTCCCATACTTACGCATAGCAGCGTGGACTGCATATTTTGACCCCTTATTTGCGCTATTGACATGAACATTCCATCTGCGCATTGGAGATTGAAATCTGGTCTGTCCGACATATGTTTTTCCATTAACAGTATTTCGGATAAGATAGACACATCCGCTCATTATAGTTCGTTTGGCATTTTCTATCTAAATGTCGGTACCTTGTAATGTTGGCGAAGTTTCAGGACCGAGTCTTTCTGAAGGAGGACCGCTGGTATATGTGGGACTCGTCTCTCGGTCTGTTTCGTCCTATTGACAACTTTGCGTGGAACGGAACAGCCTGGGTTGTGGATGACATTGCCTACCGCAAAGACCCCATGGAGAAGACCTATTGTTTTGGATCTGCCGAGATGCTCGCAACCTGTGTTGCTCTCAGCAAGAAATATGATTCAAAAGTAGAAACTGCCCCTGTTGTATCGTACCTGGGTCTTGGATCGCCTGTCTGGTTCCGTGACCGACCTGTGAATTTCACTCATGTAGCTCAGCAGGATGTCGCTTCTTGGAAAAGGCTTGTGAAGGGGCGTGCAAGAACCTGTAGGCGTCGTTCAACAAACAAGTTTACAAAACGTACTCTTTAAGAAGGGAAATGCGTGTCAATATCATTGGAAATACGAACTCCCTGGGTCTAGCTCAGGACATCCATATCCTGCACGGTATGGTCTTCAACACGTTGGGGAAGGGCACGGTTATCCGTCACGTTCCTCATTTTCACCCGCAGTGTGAGGAGGCAGAGATCAACTTCTTTGTAGAGTCGATCAATCCTTCGCTCTTTCAGTTTGCAGCAAAAAATATCTGGCTTCCTCACCCCGAATGGACTCAGAAGACGTGGGAACCGTATGGTCATATGGTTGATGAGATCTGGGTCAAGACGCACGAAGGCGAGAAGCTTTTTGCTGAATGGGGGACTGTTCGCCGTATTACCTGGACTTCGGTCGATAAGACTGTTCCAGAGAAGAAGGATTACAACCGTGCGCTCGTTCCCATTGGCAAGAACATCTGGCGTCATCCGAAGCCGATTGTCCAGGCTTATATGCGTATTCAGCAGACCGATCTTATCCTCTACTCAAAGCTGCCCATTGTTGATCTCGTCTATTACGATCTACATGTGCCGAAGATCCCTGACGCGGTATCAGATAAGTTTGTTGTTCATGACCAGCGTATGTCAGAGAAGGACTATGATCAACTCATGGCTGAATGCGGACTTGTGATCTGCCTGTCTGCTGCAGAGGGCTTCTGTCACGCAGTCAACGAGGCAATGTCTGCTGAGTGTCTGTTGATGCTCAGCACAATCGAGCCATTTTGCGAGCTTACAAACAACGCACATTGGATCACAGAGTCAAAGACGATCCCCCATCCTGAGTGCCTTGGTGTTCTGGTCGATGTGAATGTTGGATCGATTGTGACAATGCTTGAGGCCTATGTTCGTATGGACCACCGCGACAGGCGCCGCACGAGTCGTGAGAACCGTGCTCGCTATGAGAAGCGTCACCAGACCTTTATCAAGACGATTGAGGAGGCAATCAAGGAGGTCACTGCTGGTCTTCAGACATATTCGATTGAGAAGATGCTTCCCAAGGAGGAGG